GGTGAAATACAGTCAAAGAACAACTACCAATCAATCAATAATAACCCGCACTAGTTAGAACCTGATAGAAATAAACTATCAATAGTTGATATAAAAATGTAAGTATCTAATATCCCTAGAACTTTAGCGTATTCTTACCCCATATAATAAGTGTTATATGGGGTGCCTCAGATAGTGGGCAGTCAAGGCTACAGGATATTAACCACTTAAGTTATTACGCAGATTCTAAGTGCGTATATTCAAAATTCGCAGATTCAATAGGGGGTGGGGGTCGTGGGAAGTGTAATGGTGACAGTCAAAATGTTCCTCAGAAAAACCAAGGCCATAAAAAAAACACCCTATATTTTGTATATACAAAGATCTAAAACCTCTCCCCACTACTAATTTTCTAAAATTACTATTTTGACTTTGTATATACACCCCTATAAAGTCTTGGTATGAAACTAAAAAAAGATAAAGCCTATTCAGTAAGACAAAACGAACAACTTGTAGAACTTGTTAAGAAAAAAACAGGGAAATCTGTACAAGCTATTTTAGACAAAGCCTACAGCGAAATGGCCAAGAAGTTTAACTTCAAGGAAGTTCCGAAAGTAGATGATGACTTGAAGGATCTGTAATGGATATTGTACCTATTGACGAAGTTGCGAAACCAATCGATGAGATAGTAGAAATTGAGTTCTTTAATAAGGAGAACAAAAAATCTGTCTATAATATGATGCCTGAAAAGTGGAGAACTCTACTAGAAAGAAGAGGAATCCAAGAGGAATTAGAGAAAGAGGAGTGGGAAGTCAAAAAAGGACTTAACATAACTCCTACTTTAAATCGCCTGAGATATTCTTTTTGGAATGAATACTACAGAGCTGTAGATTCCAATAGAGGAAAGATGGTTCAAAAGAACATATTTCGTGGTGTTTGTTCCATGGAAGTGTATCAAAAAATGTTAATGAACAATGCGTATGTTGCGTGGATTCTATGTCCACCAAGTGATACAGTTGTGGCATTACGAGAAACTCTAAATTATGGACTTGATAGAGTTCGTGAAATTATGGATCTTCCTCTTTATAAAATTGAAAGTGTGAAGGTTGGTAAGGATGAATTTGAAGATAGGGAAGTTGTTGATGAAAAAGTAGCTAATTTAATGCTTAAAGCAGTTGCCATGGTAGATTTACGACTTCACGGATCTTATGTCCAAGTTGCTAAGATTGAGCAAAAAACTCTTAATGTTAATAAGAATGTAACGAATGTGACAAATGAGTACGTAGAATCTACTCCCGATTTCTCAATTGATCAGCAACTTGAGATGTTGAGAAATGAAGTGAAGCAGGATGTCCGTAAATTAGAAGCTCCTATAAATAGAGCTGATATGAAGGTTCTTGATGAGAATGATATTGCAATCTCTGAAATGACTGCCATAACTCCTGAGAGAAAAGAGAAATCCGAGATCTTAAATACCGATATAGACTACGATCTGGATGATTTGTAGTGGATTTAATCGATAAGAAGAAGGAACTTCTTGAACTGCAGAAACGCAAAAAGTACATGGATAATCTGCCTCATTTGTACGGCCAGAAGTTCTATCCGTGGAGTAGACAATTTTTTGAATCTACAAACCCTATGACTCTCCTGCTTTGTGGGAACCAAGTAGGGAAAACTAGTATTCAATTACGGAAGATGATTCATTGGGCTACTGCTACACACATGTGGGCAAAATGGTGGCCTAAAGCTATCAAAGCAGGAAAAACACCTAATGTGTTTTGGTTCCTGATTACCGATTATAATACTGCCACTTCTTTATTCTGGGATAAACTTGTTCCTGAATTTCTTCCAAGAAATGAAATGAAGAACCATCCAACATTTGGGTGGAAAGCTCACTTCCAAAATAGAAAAATACATATGCTTGAGTTTAACTCGGGTGTGAAAATATATTTCCATGCCTACTCAAAGGCCGCTGCTAACCTTCAATCTTCATCGGTTTATGCAGTTTTCACAGATGAAGAACTTATAGAGAGTATTTATGGAGAGTTACGTTTTAGAACTGCTGCTGTTGATGGTTATTTCAACATGGTATTCACAGCTACTTTGGGTCAAGAACTATGGTACAAAACCATGGAGAGAATTGGTGAAGCCGACGAAGCCTTTCCAAAAGCTGAGAAAATTCGTGCTACCGTCTTTGATTGTTTAACTTATGAAGATGGGGATGATGATACTCCTTGGACTAGAGAAAAAATTAAGGAGTTAGAAGCTTCTTGTTCTACCGAAAATGAGATTCAAAAGAGGGTTTATGGAAAGTTCGTGGTTGATGAGGGACTCGTTTTATCTGAGTATTCTCCTTCACGGCATATGGTTAAGCCTTATGCTATTCCAAAAGATTGGTACAAGTTTTCAGGAGTTGATATTGGGTCTGGAGGTAAGTCAGGTCATAAGGGTGCCTTTATTTTCATTGCTGTTAACCAATCCTACACGAAAGGAGTTATCTTTCGAGGTTGGAAGGGAAATACGACAGAAACTACTACTTCTGCTGATATTCTTGAAAAATATAGAGTTAAAAGAGCTGAACTTACCATGGACGGCCAATATTATGATTGGGCCTCCAAAGACTTCCATACATTTGCCACTCGAGCAGGGGAAACTTTCCTTAAGGCCAACAAAGACCACAAACAAGGTTGGGAAACTTTTAATGTCCTCTTCAAGCTCGGGATGCTCGAAGTATTTGACATCGATGAACTTCAAGCAATCAGATATGAAGCCTCAACACTTTCACATCAAAAGTTGGAACAGAAAAGGTCGGCGGATGATGACATCTTGGATGCTTGCAGGTATGCGATAACTTCAATACCTTGGGATATTAGTAAAGCTGTAAAACTCTACGAAGAGCCAGTAGAAAAGAAGATAGAAAAACAAAAGACTGAAACAGAAATACGCAGGGAGATTGTGTTCAATGACAACGAAGAAGAAGCCTACTACCAAGAAATTGACGAAGAAATCGAAAGTTGGGCAGACATGTATGACTGTTGAGGATTACTGCACACTAATAAGATGTGCCTCGGAGTGTGGTGTGGAAACTGTTAATATTGACAATTTTTCCATTAAGTTCCACAATGGAAGCAGCACACAGATTAAAGTAGAAGAAATAGAACCTATATTTCAAAATTCCGATAAACCAAATCACCCAGAAATTAATACTGAGGGGCTTCCAGAAGCTACTGACAGTGAAGATCTAATGAAATCCGAAGAGCTTTCTCTTATGATGATTGAGGATCCACAAAAATTTGAAGAATTACTAGCAAATGACGATGAACTTTTAAAAGAGTTCGAACACAAAACAGATGAACTAAGGGAAGATTAATGGCTAAGGATATTGGCGAATTAGATAAACTATATAGAGATGCTGAGTCTTGTGATGATACTACTTTCTCAGAAATGAGATCGAATGTCTTACTTGTATCAGGTGATCACTATAATAAAAAAGGTTCGAAATACTGGGATAGAATCCAGAATAGTAAGGGATTAAAGGAAGCTTCAAAACTTCGTCTTACTAAAAACCATACTGCCACTATCTGTGCAAGAAAGGTCGGAAAGATCCTTTCCCACGCTCCAAATACAAAAATTACTCCAAACAATATGGATGAAATCCAAGATCAAAAGACCGCTGAACTTAATGATTCAGTTTGGCAACAAGCCAAGAAAACTCACAATATACGTTCGAAGGTTCGTAGATGGGCAGAGGATTTTATTCATCTAGGTGAGTGTTGGGCCAAAATATATTGGGATGACTCAAAAGGCGACTTGCTCGGATATGAGCAAGCAGAAGACGAAGAGGGCGAATTACTATTTGAAGAGTCAGAAGAAATAGTAGTTGACCAGTTTGGTCAGAAAAATTTGGTGCGGTCGCATAAACCACTTGAGGACAAAGACTCTCCAGTAATGTCTGGTGATTTCGTCTTCGAAAGAATGTTCGCTTTTAATATGCTTAGAGATGCTAATTCTCAGTCATTAGACGAAAGCCCTTTTATTATCAATAGAAAAATGATCGATAAGTCACAAGTAAAAGATAAAGTTGATGCTAAATCTTTTGAAGAGATGCAAAATTCTGAAGAAACTTATTTAGTTTTCGATTCAGACTCTGCAAATTATTCTACAGAAAAGAACAAGATGATGCTTAGAGAGTTTTACTTTAGACCTTGCATAGAATACCCACAAGGGTACTTCTATATTACGGTTCAGGGTCATATTATTGAAGAAGGTGAGCTTCCATATGGAATCTTCCCAATTGTACACGCAGGACATTCTGAGATACCAACTTCTTGTAGATATAGATCCCCAATTAAACAAATGCGTCCTTACCAAGTAGAAATTAACAGATCAGCTTCAAAAATTGCTGAAACTCAAATTACTTTAGGTGATGATAAGCTTATTTTAAATAATAATGCAAAAATGAGTAATGGTGGAACGCTTGCAGGTATCCGTGGAGTTAAAGTTAATGGTGCCACAGAAGATATTAAAATCTTAGCAGGTAGAAGTGGTGAACAATATCTCCCATATATGCAAGGTCAGATCTCAGAGCTTTACCAAGTTATGGATGAAGCAGACATGGATAACTCAGCAGGTCAATTTGATCCTTATGCTATGTTGTACTTTTCAAATAGAAATAAAGAAAGATATAGAAAACACGCTGAAGAATTTGAAGACTTCCTCACAACTATTACTGAAGTTTTCTTAGGTCTTGCTAAAGAATACTATGATGAAGATCGTATTATCCCAATGATAGGGAAGACGGAAACCGTTAATATAGCGGAGTTCAAGCATACTGAGAAATCTTCGTACAGAATCCAGATTGAAAATGTATCTGATGATATTGATACAATGATGGGTCGTCAGTTGTCGATTAATCAAGCTCTACAGTATGTTGGAAAGGATATGGATCCAGATACTAGAGGTAAGATGATAAAAAATATGCCTTTCATGAATCATGATGAAATGTTCGAAGATATTACTATCGATTACGATATGAGTAAGAATGATATGTTGGCCATGGAACGTGGTGAGATGCCAGTTATTGGTAAAAATGATGAGCATAAGTATCTCATCAAGAGAGCTTCATCTAGAACTAAAAAAGCTGATTACAGATTTCTTCCAGAAGAAGTAAAAAATCTTTACTCTCAATATATCCAAGCTCATGAGCAAATCGAAGCTCAACAGGCCATGGAAATTCAACGTGCCCAAGCAGGATTTATTCCTACAACTGGGTCACTTGCTAAAGCAGATCTATATGTAACCAATGCTGAAGGGACTGTAGAACGTGCCCAATTCCCTGCTGCTTCTTTAGAATGGTTGAGAAATCAATTACTATCTCAAGGTGAAGTGATGGATTCAGTTGCTGATATGCCTCAAGGTGCCCAAGCAGACATGGCAGGGATGGTAAATCAAGGACTACCTCCACAAATGTAAACTTTACATATCGTAGCTCCCTTTTTAGTATATACAAAACTGTATTATTAAGGGAGCAATAGTGCTTCCATCGCACCTAGATGGAGATTACATGACGATTAAATCATTAGAAGACTTACACGACAAAATTGCAGAAATGGATGAAGAAGCTGAAACAGTGGACGACTCTCTTGAAGAAGAGGCCCCAGTTGAAGAAGAAACTCCTGAAGAAGAGCCAGAAGAAGAAACTCCTGCTGAAGAAGAAACTCCTGCTGAAGAGCCAGAAGAAGAACCAGAAGAAGAAACTCCTGAAGAAGAGCCAGAAGAAGAACCAGAAGAAGAAACTCCTGCTGAAGAAGAAACTCCAAAATATGAAGCCAATCTAAAGTACAAGGCCATGAAAGAAGAGTATGATCTTCCTGAATACCTTGCTGCTGTTATTGACTCCCCAGAAAAAGAAGAAGAAATTAAAAAGATTTACTCAAAAGCTATGGGTATGGATCACTTCGCTGCCAAGAATGAACACATGAGAAAGCAGCTAGATGATGTTGCCCCAGTTATGCAGGATGTTCAGCACTTTAATAAAATGTTAGATGATAAAAATTATCACGCTGCTTTCAGATTAGCAGGTGTTGATGATGATTCTATTTTAAAGCTTGCAGGTAACATTCTTGAAATTAGAGATTTGACACCAGAACAGCAAACTGCTTATAATAATAACATTCAGTCTAACCAGAGACTACATCAATTGGAAGCCGATAACCAACGACTCCAACAACAATTTACAAATTCACAGGAAAGTAAACAGCTCCAAGAGTTGGATACTCAAATAGTAAGCGGAGATACGGCCAATATTTCTACGAACTATGACCAGAGAATGGGTAAAGCAGGTGCTTTTAGAGAGGCAGTAATTAATAATGCTGCAATGATTGAGTTCCAAACAAAAGATAATCCTAATGGGCCTACTATCTTGACACCCCAAGAAGCTGTAGCAAGTTTTATCAAAACGTCTGGACTTACTCCTCAACAAGTCACTGAGCAAGTTGGTGATGCAGGTCAACCTAAACAAACTGTCGTAAAACCAACGGTAATAGTTAAGAAAGATAAACCTACCATCCCAAGAATTAAATCAGGAAATAAAAATCCTGTTAAAAAGAAGGTAAAAACTTTGGCAGACTTGCAAAATCTTGCTGAGGGTTTAGATGACTATTAATTATTAACGGAGGACTACAATGTCAACTAAAAGATCGTTTCAGGATATGCTTAATGAGTATCTTCCTAACTCTCTTCTAAGAGAAGAGCTAATTAAAAGAGATTACATTCTTTCAAATGTAAAAAAAGACAACAAGTGGAAAGGTGGAAAAATACCTGTTCCTTTCAAAGCATCTGGTGCTTCAAGTGTTAAGCTTGGTGGACTAACTGCAGGTAACGACATCGCTGAGTCTAAGTTTGTTCGTGGATCAATCGATGAGTACAAGGAAGTTTGGGGATCAATGATCTTTCACCACAGAGATATCCTAGATCACTCAGGTAAAATTAAAGAAGATTCTTTCATTAGAACACTTCCAGATACTATCGAAGATTTTTCTGAGTACATGAAGACAGTAATGTCTGTTCAACTTGGTACTGGGCCATCATTTGCTAAAGCAATGGTTAATCCAACTGTAGGTGGAGTTGTTAAAGTAGATAGAATCGATAGATTCATGCTTGATCAAAAAGTAATCATCGAAGATGATGATTCAGCACCATTAGCACTATATGTTATTGCTATTGACCTTAACGCTGATACTGTTACTTTCTCTGCTACAAGAGCAGGTGGTGCAGCTGACCTTACTGCTTATACAGTAGCTCAGAACGCAAAATTCTTCCATGATGGTGGAGAAGATACTTCTAATCAGTTCACTTCATTGAGATCTGCTCTTCTTCCTGCTGCGAACGGTGGTTCTGCTACTCTTCACGGTAAGTCGAAGCTTCTATACCCATTCTTACAAGCAATTGCTGTTGATGGTTCATCAATCACTGCTTCTAACATCGTTCAAAAAATCTTTGAAGCGTATGTTGTTGTAAGAGTAAAAGCTAGAGGAAACGCTGATACTGTACTTATGTCATTTGAGAACCTTGGTTCTGCAATGCAAGTTATCGAGTATGGGCCTACAGGTTCAAATGGTAAATCACCATTCAAAGTTTCAGAAGGATCTTCTAAAGCTTCTATGTATGGTTGGGATGAGATTGAAATCCTACAAATGGGTTCTCGTAAGAGACTTAAGTTTGTTGGGATCCAAGAATGGGACAACGACACAATCGTATTCCTTGATTGGTCAGCAATCTGTTTCAGATCAAACGGATTTATCCAAAAAAGAACTGCACCAGATGGTAAGCAATACTACGAGACAAGAACAACTGCAGGTTTTGCATACATTCTTGACTCATTCTGTTTTGGAGAGCTTGAAGTTAAAGCACCAAACAGATGTGGAATCATTTACGGAATCGCATACTAATATAATTGGGGGGCTTAGGCCCTCCTTTTTACTTTGAGGTTCTGATGTCAGAAGCAAATGGAAAAGAATTATATAAAACTCAATCCCTTGAACACGTTAAACAATTTGTTGAGCTAGACGGGCAGGGACGATCATTCAAGGTTTACACTTGTGGACTTCAAACTCCTGTTGGTGGCCCTTGCAGCGTTACTATCTACGGATACATTAACGTAAACTCTACGGCCATTGATGGTAGAGTTGAAACTCAAGGTGTATGGACTCAAATACATCAAGACAAAATAGACTTATTACTAGTATAAGGATTCATAATGCATTTTGAAAAGAACAGATTCGAGATATGGAATCCGCTACAACACCCATATAAGCACACTTTAAGTGACTTTGCTTACTCTCACAATGCTGTTCCTTGGGTTACGACTTTAGAAGGTGTAATTAATGCTATTTTAGCAGTTAATTACCCTAACACTGAAGCTTCTGTAGCCACTCCTGCTGACCTACCTACAGGTATCGACACTCCAAATATTGGAGATGTTGTACCAACTTTACTGGATTACCGAGTCGTAATTGACGATGGTGATGGAAAAGGCTCTGGGTACCGATGGGAGCATAGAGAAGGTGAAGCAGCTCCTTCATGGCATAAAATTTATGACATGGATTGGGGTGAAGAAACGATTGTATCGAACTTCCTAACTAAAACCCAAGATACTTATGTATCAAAGCAGGGCCAAGATGAAATTGATAAAGATGGTAATGCCGTTGTTGGTGATCTTTCTGGCCAATTTATTTATGGTGGGGCTTCTGCCAACACACATCTCACCCTCTATGCTAATAGCGGAGATGGGGTTGGGCCTAATACTGGTTTCGTACAAATTGGTGATCAGCTAAGACCTCTAACTACAGATGTTTTTGACATAGGTACAGTTGCTAAGAAGTTCAAAGATCTTCACCTTTCAGGTAATGCTTATCTTAAGAATATCTCAATAGTAGGGGATGTCCTTACTTCAGATACAGGGGCTTTCAATTTTGGATCAAATACAATTGATACTACTGGCAAAATTACTGGTGGTATTTTACAGTCTAATTCTTTTGCTGAATTAGCCCAGATTACAACTCCTGCCAATGCCCAAGCAGGTCATGATAGATTATATTTCAAAAACGATGACAAACTTTATAAATTAGATGCTGCAGGTATAGAAAAACTTGTTGGCCTAGAGTTTACATCTTCAAATGATAATAGATTACTAAGATCTGATGGAGCTACAGGTGAAAAAATACAAGAAAGCGGAATCACGGTTACTGACTCAGATGAAGTCTCAGGGGTTACTAGCCTATCAGTTGACAATATTCTTGTTGACGGTAGCACCATATCAACCACAGCATCGGATGTTTCTTTACAGTTAACTCCAAATGGTACAGGAACTGTCATAGTTCCAAGCCTGAAGTTAACAACTTTCTTACAAGATTCATTATATGTTCCCTCAGTAGCAGGTGATCTTGTTGCTAGAAACGTAAAAATAAATTCAGCAAACGAAGTGACAGGAGTTTCAAAACTGTATGTCGATACTTTAGTACTGGATGCTAACGAGATTACTTCAACAGCAGCAGGAACTGATCTTAAGATCACACCTCTGGGTGGTGGAAGACTTGTTACAAAAACAATAGTTCCTGATCTTCACGATTCAAAAGATTTGGGAGCAGTTGGTACTAGATTTAGAAACCTTTATCTAAATGGGAATCTAAACGATGGTACTGATGATTTCCCAATAACTGAGTTGATGAAACTTCGTGAAGCCTCTCTAGGAGCTGCTACAGGCGATACTCTTTTCTACAACGCTGCAACAAGCAAGTGGGAAGCTAGTCATCCAGATAGTGAAATTGATCATGGAGCCATTGCAGGTTTAGCTGATGATGACCATATTCAATATGCTCTTCTTGCAGGTAGATCTGGAGGCCAAACTCTAATCGGATCAGATACAGCAGCAGAAAATTTAACTCTGGAATCGACATCTAATGCTTCGAAAGGGTTAGTATTAGTATCCGATCATTTCGCCCCAGTATTAGATAGTGGGTCAGATTTAGGTACAGCATTAAAAAGATTTAAAGACATAAGAATGTCAGGTGAGTTAAAAGGTGGTCGCCTTGAGAACTTCACAACTGGAACTTTACCACCATCCTCAGCAGCCAATATAGGTAGGGCAGTTTGGAATACAACTACTAAGCAAATAATGGTGGATGATGGAGTTGCTTGGCAGAGTGAAGGTGTTAACAGATTTGTTGGCGATATATCTTTTGACGGAATTGTTCTAACAAAAGATGTTTTAGTTTCTTCGAGTGTAGTAGATGCTAGAAACGCAATTGTTCAATTGTTGAATAACAATAATGACTTTGATAGAATTTATTGCACCATCAAAGCAATCTCAGCGACAACCATTCGCATAGAAACAAATACACCATTAACGGCAGGATCATACAGACTAATAGTCATTGAGTAGGGGAATATATGGAAGTTTATAGTGATTTAATATCAGCAGGTTTAGAAAAACTTGCTACACACCCTACAGGTACTGGGGTATTTGAAAGTAGAATTTATTTTAATACTACTGCAAAAATGCCTTACTACTATAATGGTACAAAATGGGAAGTGTTTACATCGATCTTTAACAAGGTGGATGCAGTAGTTAACCCATTAGTAACTAACGATTCATCGGAAGGTTATGAAGTAGGTTCGATTTTCTTAAATACAGTTTCAAAAACAATCTTCATGTGTATTGACGACTCAGTCGGTGCAGCAGTATGGAGACCTTTAG